CAATTTATGCTTATTTTTGAAAACAGAATCCAGATATAAGAACAAACTTACAGCTGAATCCTGTTTCCATTTACACAAAATTTTGGACAGTGTCTTTCATTCAATTCTTCCTCTGTGTAACTTTGTCTTTTTTCGGCCATATTATATTTCCCGTGATTAATGATGTTTATATATAAATATTTTATGCAAAAAAAGATATTTATTTTTTAATTGAAAAACAAAACTATCATTTATGTTGTAATTTAGATTTTGTCTAAATTGTGAATGTGATATTTAATAATTGCGTTACTATATATTACTATGCGTTACTTAGTATTACTATTAATTGGTATTGTCTTTTGTTTAATATTCATACCATTGTATAAGATAAAAACATCATTTACCTTTGTATCTGTAACAAGTGCAAGGCGTTACTTGATGTTGATTAGATATTCTCCTATTGGAGTTTATATATGACTGTTCCGTAGTAGCTTGCACCTATTACGGAACTTTCTTTTTATACGATTCCAAGCGTGGATAGTATAAGGGAGGAAAGCAGGAGTGAATAATGGCACAATGAGGTTCGATCCCTCACCTGCTACAATCAGTCAAAATAAATCCCCGGAGGCGGAAGTGACTGAGCCGCCAACGGGGAACAATATTAATCTTATATCGCAAAGATATGGAAAATTTTAATAAGTTAATACCTATTGATGGGGAAAATGGCGAAAAAAGAACAATAAGTTCACTGCAAATTGCAGAAATTACAGGTAAGGCATATTGTGGCGTGTTGAAAGTCATTAGAAAGATGGATATTATGCGTGTGAAAATAACAATGAAAAATATATTTTCATTATTTGTTTGTTTGAAAAAATGTTGTACCTTTGTAGTGCTACAACTTACTATTAAATATGCCAATGGGATTTTTTATGCCCGTAAGGAAACTTATATATTAAAATATAGGCAGACGATATCCGTGTATCATCGCCCAATGGCAATGGTAGGTTGTAGCAAACTAGGATATTTGTCTGCTTTTTTATTTAATAACAAATAATTTCATTTCATGCTACAACCAAATGAAATCTATTTGAACGGGAATAATAGTACCGTACAGATTGCGTCAGCTCACGAAACGAGCAAGACTTTCTCCTATAATGGGAACGAAGTACTTTTTGACATCAAAGATGATGTTATGGTTAACGCCACACAGCTTGCTAAAATCTACGGAAAGCGTCCCAATGATTATTTGTCCTTACCTGCTACAAATCAATTAATTAACGCAATTACAAGAAAATATGGTATTTCTGAAAATCAATTAGTTATATCAAAGGCAGGTTCATCACATAACGGAGGTGGTACTTGGATGCACAGATTAATAGTAGTTGATATCTGTCAATGGTTAGACATTGATTTGAAACTGTGGTGTACTGAAAAACTTGATGAGTTGATGCGATACGGCATGACCGCCACGCAGCCAACCCTGGAGCAAATGATTAACAATCCCGACTTGGTTATCAGTCTAGCTACACAGTTAAAGAGCGAACGGGAGGAAAAGCAACGATTGGCATTGGAAGTGCAGAAGAAGGAACAAGAGAAGCAGACTATCATAGAGGAAGCAAAGCCAGCCGTAGTATTCACGGAATGTGTAACAAGCTCGTCTACCAATATTCTCATAGGAGATCTTGCGAAACTTATCACCCAAAACGGATATAAGATTGGAGAAATAAGGCTTTATGAATGGATGGTAGAGAACAAGTTCCTTATCAGAAGGCAGCGATACAGCAGATCGAAGAATAAATATATAAATGACTATATGCCTACACAGAGGGCGGCAGAAATGGGATTGTTCTTCGTGAAAGAAAGACCGATAGTATCGGGTGAAAATCCCATTTTTATAAAACATACCTGTTACGTTACAGGTAAAGGTCAGGTGTATTTTCTGAATAAGTTTAAATCTTTAATGGCTGCATGATCATGGAAATAAAAATGAATAATAGCTTAACATTTGATGAAGTAGCAGATAAGTTGGGATGTTCAGTGGAGGATCTTCAAAAAATAGCTTTAGAAAATGGATTGATTGACGAGAATGGGAATCCTACCGAAATGGCAATAAGAGAGGGCCTTTTTTCTCAATATGCGACAATGGAAGATGAATATGGTACAGTAAATATAACAGTATCACATTCCGAATACGATATGATAGCAGTGTGTATATCAGATCCTGAAGACCATGAGCGTGACAGTGTGGCTTTTATTTCAAGAGAAAAAGCTCATGCATTAGGAGAATATCTTCTTAATATGTAATAACAATATTATTTATTAATCAAGTCTTTCCCACCTTATCTTACGAGGTGGGCAGGCTATTTACATCCGTTAACGTTGCGATTCGCAACATAACCCGAAAAGACTATGAAAACAATAGATAAACTTGAAATTATACTTCAAAAAATGAAAGAACAAAATAATAGACTTGAACGGATATACGGCAAGCATCTCAAACTGATTGTATGCACTGGGAAAAGAAGTGAGAAGGTGAAATTTAAACATGAAGATTGAAATGCTATGTTTATAATTTATTTAGACAACATTCTAAATTGCAAACAAATACGTTGAAATATTTTGATTTGGTTTTAAAAGTATATTACTTTGTTGAAAGTAACCAATTTATTATAACTATATGAAAAAAGTATTATTAACTTTATGTATATGGTTGTACGCTATGTTGTGTATCGGACAAGGAGTGTCGCATCTTGAATTTAAGGGTATTCCAATAGATGGTAATTTACAGGAGTTTGTATCAAAGATGAAATTGGAAGGCTTTTATAGTAAGATGTATAATAATGAAGGTGTAATAATGCAGGGTGATTTCGTAGGAGAGAATAGCCATGTGTTCATTTATAGCACCACGGAAGAGAAAGTAGTGTGGAAAGTATCGGTGTATTTTGATTCATGGGATAATTGGCTGTCTTTGGAGAACCAATACTATAAGATTAAAGATATGTATACAAAGAAATATGGGAAACCAAAGAAACATTATGAATCATTTTCTAATGAAAGAGTTCCTATTGATAAAATGCGTGCAGTAAACTCCGATATCTGTGATTACGCTTCGTATTATTTCTTTCAGAATGGTGTGATAGTTGTGTCAATATCTCCTTTTGGCTGTGTGAAAGTATCGTATGAAGATGAATATAATTCATTATTAGGCAAACAAGAGGAAGAAAAATATCGAGAGAATGATATTTAACTATTTAATAATATAAAAACATTATTATGAAAAAGATTTTACTTGCATTTGTATTGATTGTGTCCGTGTGTTCATGTGGAAGGGTTTATTATCAGGAAAAAAGCACACTTCTTGATTTGCGTGAGTATTCTGGGGATAATGATTTTGTGATTAACCCTACCAATATTTCCAATGGTGATTTTACTCCGCTTGGTACATTGGAATTAGCCTTTATGACTGGGAACTCTGTAAAAAAGGATATGAGAAAATATGTGGAGGAAAAGAATCTCGGATGTGGTTCATACAGATATGTCCCTACTGTCAAGAGAATGGTATCAAAAGCCGTTGAGGAAGCCAAGTCATTGGGCGCAAATGGAATTATTTCTTTTGAAATAAAACGAGTACATGATGTTAAAAAGAATAATAGTGATATGGACACATATTATGTTACAGGAATCCCGGTTATATACAAGAAATAGTTTGTGCTCCATTAATAGGAGAATGATTGTTTGTTTTTAGTGGGGAGAAGTTTTTGCTTCTCCCTTTTTTATTTCCTCACCTTCATAATATCAATAAAATCACTATCTTTGCTCTTAGAAGGTGCATGAAGTCATGCACTACCCAAAACTTACGAAAAGACCATGGCAGGAGCAGAATTTAAAATTACTGATGCGATTGATCCTAACATCGTTAAGAAGTTGAATGAGATAAGGATTAATATTCAAACCACATCTTCCGAATATGCGAATTTCACGAAACAATTAAGTGATGGCATAAATTTTAAGCCGGGTAATCTAAGAGAATACCAGTCTAAAGTTGACAGTTATAATGCTACAATTACCAAATTATATGCTTCTCAAAATAGGTTGTCTGAATTACAGGCTAGTCAATTAAAGTTATTGACCGATATTTCCCGTAAGATAGAGCTTCTTACCAAGCCATTGAATACATTGGCAGACAAAATAACGGAAGTAAAAGTAAATTTGAGAGGTGCTTCCGAAGATCTGAAAAACGTGTCACAAGATGCGGAAAATGCTTCTGTTTCATTTCAAGAAGCATCTAAGAAAATATCCATGACTGCTGCTGATTTTGATTCAATCCGTCAGACGGTAAAGGCTTTTGATACACAAGCCTCCGAATTGAACAGTAGGTTAAGTGATAACAAAGAAACAATTTCAGCCTTAAGAACATCTCTGAGGGAATTATCAAAGGAGTATAAGAAAGGTGCTATCAGCGAAGAGGAATACAAGTCCAAAAGAGATGCTACGGTATCCCAGTTACGCATGCTGACAGAGCAGAATAAACAGTATTCGGCGATATTGAGAAATCATACGCAGGTAGCGATTGCCACAGCAGGAAGCTATAACGAGATGAAGGCTTCAATGCTTCAGTTGGAAAAGGAATATTATAACCTTTCACAAGCTGCACGCGAGGGAGCAAAAGGTATGGATATCTTGAACAATATCGGCAAGTTGAATCAACAATTAAAGGATATAGATGCACAGATGGGCAATTACCAACGTAATGTGGGTAATTATGCTTCGGGTTGGAATGGTCTTAATGTTTCCATACAACAGATTGCGAGAGAACTTCCGGCTTTGTCTGTTAGTGCCAATACTTTCTTTCTTGCCATATCCAATAACCTTCCTATATTTATTGATGAGTTAAAGAAAGCAAGGGTGGAATATGAACTTCTTAAGAAATCGGGGCAGACTGCTACACCTGTATTTAAACAGGTATTGAGTTCCCTTCTTAGTTGGCAGACGGCTTTAGTTGTTGGGATAACTCTTTTATCGAGTTATGGAGGTGAGATAACCAAATGGGTGGGTAGCCTGTTTGATGCGAGAAAAGAAATTGATTATCTAAAACAGCTTCAGGAGGATTTGAATAAAGCTCAAAAAGAAGGTGTGAAAAATGCCCAAGATGAAGCTGTTAAATTGGATATATTATATAGGGCTGCTGTCAATTTGAATAAACCTATGGGAGAGCGGAAAAAAGCCGTTGAGGAACTGAAGAAGCAATATCCTTCATACTTTAAAAATATAAGTGATGAAAACATTCTTGCAGGTAAAGCGGCTGATAGTTATCAAAGGTTATCTAATGCCATATTAGCTTCGGCTAAAGCTAGAGCTGTGCAAGATCGGCTTGTAGAACAGGCTAAACAAAAATTAGACTTGGAAGATCAGTTGGCAGAAAAAGAAGAAAAACGTGCGAAACTTGAATCTGCTAGAGATCAGATGAAAGCACAATATGAATCCAGTCAAGGGGCAGCTATGGATACAGCTAGAGACATGTATGGGAAGTTAAACAAGCAGGTTGAAGACTTGGATAAAGAAATAGGTTCTTTATTAAATCAGTTATATCAAGCAGATAAGGCTAGTAGAGATATGGCAAATTCTATTAACATTGGAGATGTTACATTTAATCCTCATTCTGCCGATAAAGCATCGGATGATTTAGCGCAATACATAGAGAATCTTAGGAATAAAATGGCTGACTTGTCCGTTTCTCTCATTGAGGATGAGCATGAACGTAATCTTGCTGCCATAGAGAAAAAATATAAAGACCAGATAGCAGCTGTAAAGGGATATTCTGAGGAAGAGAACAAACTTCGGGAAATGTTGGGCCAAGAGAGAATGCAGAAGATAGCGAAAGAGAATGAGGAATATGATAAGAAGTTGGCAGAGGCTGAGAAAAAAAGGATCGAGGAAAAGAAAAAGTATACCGATGAGATGCTCAGACTGGAAGAGGAACAATCATCTCTCCGTATAGCAGCTACAAGTACTGGATATAAGGAACTTGAAAACATTATAACAGAAAATTATTCAAAAGGGCTGCTATCGCGAAAAGAATACGATGAAGCCATGCGTGAACTGGAGCGGAAAGCCGCAAACGAGCAATTACAGATACAGATAGATGCTGCTGAAAAAATGATTGAGATAGCGGAAGCATCGGGCGTGGTAAGCAAGCAACAAATTGAAATGCTGAGAGAATCAATAAAGGCAATGGAAGCAGAGATAGGTTCCATAAATGCGGATGATCAGTTGAAAAAAGCGGAAGAGCAACAGGATATCACACGAAGGAATTTTGAAGTGTTGAAAGGTTATTCTTCTGCATTGAAAGATCTTGCATCGGATATCGATAGTCCGTTTGCCGGTATATTTGATGGGATGGATAAGGGATTCAGTATTATGTCTGATAAGATATCAGGCGTTTGGGGAGAACTTACAGACGGTGAGAAGATAGAAAGAACTACCGAGATGTGGGGAGCGATGGTTGGCGGGATTGGTAGTATGATATCATCCATTTATGATCGCCAGATTGAAGCTATTGAGGCTGAACAGGAAGCGAATGAGAAAGCTGGTGAAGAGGAAATTTCCCGTATAGAGGCTTTAGAAGAAAGAGGTGCTATAACAACTGAAGAAGCCGAAGCGCGTAAACGTGCGGCGGAAGATAAAACGGCACAAAAGAATGCCGAATTGGAGAAGAAAAAAGCTGCATTAAGAACAAAACAGGCAAAGTTTGAGAAAGCTACCAGTATAGCTGAAGCGGCTATACAGATAGCAGGTGGTATTTTGCAGACGATAAAGCAATTGGGTTTCCCTGCTGCAATACCTATGATAGCTGCTCTAGGTGCTATGGGGGCGATACAGCTTGCTACTATTATAGCGACTCCTATTCCGAAGTACGCCAAGGGGACTGATTCTCATAAAGGCGGATTAGCTGTAGTGGGTGATGGTGGTGTCCCTGAAACAATCGTTACTGAAAAAGGAGCGTATATTACTCCGTCTGTCCCTACTTTGGTTGACATCCCTAAAGGTGCGAAGGTTATACCTTATGCAGTGGATATGGACAGGATAAAGGCTCATGCAAATGATTTTGATGGTCTTATGGCATATAGAAGCGAAAACGATCTTCCTCCTGTATCAATAGTTAATGATTATAGCGAACTGGAGAAAAAGATAGGGCATCTGGAGAAATCACAGCAGATAGGATTTGCAAAATTAGCCAAGGCGATAAGAGAAAACAATTATCATCAATTTTCAAAAAGTATCTGATTATGAGGTATACAAGTGACATATATGAACTTCCCTTGTCCGTTTTTATAGAGATTTATACCAATGATAGCAATACTATTGAATTTGACGATGAGGACAAAGGGGCTGCATCGGCAAAAATTATCAATGACTATATAGAAATTGTCGGGAGCAAACAGTTGTTCTCTGAGATATTGAATTGTAATGAGCGTATGAATCTTGCAATGACCGTGGAGTGCATGAAGGCATGTGAGAACATGATGAAGTTGAAAATGTATGATGAGGTGCGTGATATTCTGATGAAGATAGGTTATTCGTGTAAAAAAGGTGATGTAATGGCTATGAATGCTAGAATATCCGCATTAAATTCCCGTGCACAATATGATTTGGATAAGATAAGTAAGGAAAAGAATGAGGGACTGAAGGAGAAGCCTACAAAACGTGGATTTATAAATGAAGTTGTCGCTATTGGGAAGTATAATAAGATGTATATCAATCCGAAAGAATGGGCCGCCGGATCTTATGCCTGTCTTGTAAGGCAGACATGTGACGAAATCGATGGGTTGAATCGTAAAAAGAAATAATTATGTATTATCGATGTGAGTTACTTATAAATGGTCTGAAGTACAGGGTTACTGATGATCTTGAGAATTGGGACGAGGTGAAGGCTAGTTTCAAGAGAAATGACTATGACGGTGTTATCCGTACATTTTCCAACAAATTTTCTTTTGCTGGGGATGCTAGAAAATTGCTGTTAAAACAATATGATGAAGATTATTTGAATGCTTCTGCCTCAATAATAATAAGTACAAGAAATAACAGTTGGTTGTATAATGAACGGTTTAGTTGCGCTCTCAATTTCTCTACATTGCAGGATAATGGTCGTATCTTACAGATAAATGCCGTGGATGATAGCGTGGCGTCCATGATAAAGTCAAAAAAAGGAACTCAATATGAATATTCGGTCGAAGAGGTGAAAAGCCCCATTCCTCTTGTTTATGACGGACTTGAACTTTCTGAATCAGCAAAATGGATTCCTACAGGTGATACATTGGAAGACGATGACACTCTTATTAATGTTTATTTCAGCAAGAAAATGTCACCAATGCCAATATATATAACTGCCAGTGATTCCTTAATAAAGGGGTCTCTTGAATTTAATGATCAAACAGTAGGTGGTGATGATGTATATTCGATAAAGGCTCTGAAATCAATTAGGATAAATATAGAGTTTAATATTGATATGTTTGTGTTTAGGAAATATCAGTCTGGTGCTTTGGGATATGATGTAAGAGGTGTGAGGCTCCAGATTATGAAGATAAGTAATGATATTGATAGTAATGGGGAAGCGGTGACTACGGAAACGGTGATAGGAAGTTTTGAACTTACGACAGAATCAGAAACGCCAGTGGAAAAGAAGGTTTCGGAATCGTACAATATAAGTCTTTTGCATGATGATAAAATAATAGTGAGAGCTATGTATGTCAATGAGAAAGAAGAGATTGTACCTGTATTGCCGGATTTGCCATACAAAGTCTCAACATCAAGTTATTTTAAAGCATCATGGAAAAATCGAATAAACCCTGTTGAGATGGATGTTATAAAGCCCGATACATTGCTGAACAGACTGCTTAAAAGTATTAATGGAGAGAAAGATGGTTTGACTGGAGTGATTGAGGGGACAGGAGATAGAAGGCTTGATAATTGTATGCTCTTGGCGGCTGAATCAGCCCGTAAGATTCCTGGAGCCAAAATATATACATCCTTCACCAAATTTGCAAACTGGATGAGTTATGTGTTTGGTTATGCTTACGACATATCCGGGAATACAGTAACTTTCCGGCATAGAAGCAAATACTTCTCGGATGATGTTGTCAAAAGGATAGATGATTTATCTGATTATGAGATGAAGGTTAATTCTGCATTGGTGTATTCTCGGATACGAATAGGCTTTGACAAACAGGATTACGACACGGCTAATGGAAAGGACGAGTTCCGTTTTACGAATGAATATACCACAGGCGTGGCCATAACGGACAATAGCCTTGAAATGATATCTCCATACCGTGCGGACGCATACGGCATAGAGTTCCTTGCTGACAAGATAGGTGAAGATACTACAGACAACGAAAGTGACACTGATTTATTTATGGTAGGGGTGAAATCTGATTCATCTGGACTTAAGTATATATTGAACAGAGATTATCTTATGGGTGGCGTTCTCAGCCCTGACACAATGTTCAATGCCATGTTTTCCCCTTCTTCTATGGTTTTGGCCAATGAAGCATACATCGGCTCATCTGTTGAGATGCTTACTTTTGCGTCATCAGATGGTAATAGTGATGTGGGTATTGATGGAATGGGGGAAAGTAGGGATATAATTCTCTCAAAAAGGATGTTTACTGTGGCGGAGGTGGAATTTGAGACTTCGGATGTGGAACTCCCGGAAGATCTTACAGGAATTGTTGAACTGGAATACCAAGGCAAAGTTGTACAGGGATATTATCAGCAGGCTGATTACAATTTTACAAAATCACAAAGTTCAAAAGTAACTTTGATCGTGAAAAATTTTAATTCGTTATAAAGATTCAAATTTTAATTGTTATATTTGCAATGAAAGCTTGTGAAGTCACAAGTTACTAGAAACTTACGAAAAGACTATGATATCAATCGGAGATGTTTGTCCGTTATTCTTTAAACCGCTGAAATATAAATATTCAAATGCAGGATGTTTCAGACAAGTATTTTCTGTGTCAGACAACATCCTGCTGCAAATCTTTTGTGATAACGGCGAAAAACCTTCAGCTTATTTGAATGATAAGATCGGCAATATTTCCTCCAAGATAACACTGCTCACTTATGATGTAAATGAAAGCATTAAGATGTATTATGCCTCATTATCTCCTTCGGAGGGGATATATACAGTAACTATAGCCGATAAAGAATGTGAGGAGTTCTGCGTGTGTGAGAATATAGGTGATTCTATTCTGATTGAATATTCCCATAAAGATAATAATTCTGCGTTTGATAATATATTCTGGATTGATGAGGTCCGGCAGATGTTCCAGTTCAGAATAATAGGAGGATTCAAGCCGGATGGGGTGGAGTTGAAAGTTGAAAACGAACAGTTTGTGAATCAGAAGCAGGAGATAATAGAAATGTATTCTCTCCCTTATAAAACATTTGATTTTGTTTTCGGGACAAGTTGTGGCGTTCCGTATTATATAGCGGAGTTTATAAATAAGGTACTTTGCCTTTCTCATGTCAGCATAAACGGTAATTTGTTTGTACGGGAAGGGGATTCTGTCCCGGAAAAGATTGATACAATAGGTAAGAAACAGATGTTTATATATAAAGTGACTTTACGCCCTAGACAAAATGATATCGCCGGGATCGGAGGCAAAACTGAGATTACAACTTCATCTTCAGGCATCGCGTTTTTACTAACTAATCCCGAAGAGGACGATGTGTTGAAATATAAGAAGGCGAAAGCTGCTTTTGTTAATGAAAATTACGTGTAATCATGGCTAGAAATCATCCTATAAAGATATTGTGGTACGGTTCGGAAACGGATGATGAAGGAAATCCGATTATACCGAAAATATCCCCGTCATTTGAAAAGCGACTGGAAGGGTTGAATGAGGGGGAGATATACATACATAATGATGATAATAATCCTTCTATTTACATAAGAACCAATAAAGACAGGGTTGTTGCCATATCGGGAGGTGCAAATATAGAGGAACTTTCCAAATACTTTCTTCGTAAAGATAAGGAAGACACTGCCAACGGTCTTATCACTTTCTTAAAGGGTTTACTTATAGGTAAAAACGGTAGTGGAATTACTGTGCTTGAAAACGGTATGTCACAGGCTGTTGTTGATTATCTGTATGTCAAGGTCAAAGCCGTTTTTGACGAGCTTGAAGTAAAGAAGAAGACGTATGTAGGTGGCGAGCAGGTGATTTCCCATGCAGGTATGAAATGCAACCGTGTGGATGAGTTGGATGATGTCTATCGTTGTTATTTCAAAGAAGAGGAAGATGGAATTGAGATAGAGAACCAGTTTACTCCGGGATCTCTTGCCATAGCTCAGGAGTGCAATATCAAGACAGGCGTTTCTCATCATGTCGGCAACCGCTATTATTGGCGGTTGGTCACAGCAGTAGGTGAGAACTATATAGACTTGTCCAAGACCGTATGTGATCCTAATGTCGAGAACGATGTTCCGGTGGCAGGTGATGATATCGTGGGATTAGGCCATAAGACCGATATCACCCGACAGGCGGCGATAATTCTCTCTTCAGTGAACGAAGTTTCTCCGTCCATCATCATGTATCAGGGTATTAATGATTTTACCTTGACCGGGAAAGATGTCATTTCTTTTGATTTTGACAAATCTACCGGCAAAGCCCGGATGAAGGTGTACGGAGATGCATACATTGGTGATAAGGACCGGACCACTTACATGGAATACACTCAGGATAAAGGTGTGGATATCAAGGGTATGTTCCATATCGAGCAGGGTTCCACCGGATGGCGTAACATGGAAGGGCTTCCGGATGAGATACAGGCGGCCGCAGATCTTGCCCAAGAGGCCAAGGATGCGATAGACAATGCGGCTGTCGGAAGTGTCAATCTGTTGCGTAACTCCGGGTTTACTGGAGATTATGAAAGTGAAATATTGTCCTCTGATACTCAATTGTTGGCGGACACCGAACTTTTCAGCAAGCAATTAAAGTATTGGACGGGTGTGGCTACCGTATCCGCGGACAGTGCTGCCGGCTCCGGGTACTCTGCTGCAATCGGTAGTTTGTCCCAGTCCGTATCATTAATCAAAGGGGAAAGTTATGTTATCAGTTATAAAGCAAAGGGTACGTCAGTGTCTGTTTCGTGCGGCTCTTTCAGTGTTTCTCAACCTCTCACATCCTCTTATCAAAGATATACCCATAAGATTACCTTCAATGGCAGTGGTATATTTCTCATCAGTGGTACCGCAACCGTTTGTGACCTTCAGTTAGAAAGAGGGACCATCGCTACTGACTGGAAACCGTCCATTTTGGATAACGACAAGGCAACAGCCGGTTTTCAGTCAATCAATTATATCGCCAGTGCGATCAAAGATGGTTCTGTGGATATTCTTGGTGGTCTGATTCTTGCCAATATGATCCAACTGGGTAATTACAAGAACGGCAAGTTACAGAAGGTCACAGCCGGAGTTAGCGGCATATACAATGATGATGATGATGTGGCATTTTGGGCAGGAGGAAAACTTGAACAGGCGATTCTTACCGTGATGAGGTTCCGTAATGATCCTAATTACCAACCTACGGATGCGGAATGGGCGAACATGGCAAACTTCGTTGCCACTCATGGCGGTGATGTATTCTTGAGAGGATATATCTATGCTTTGGGCGGATATTTCCGGGGAAAAGTTGAAATAGCCAATGGCAAGATACTGTTGAATGAGGATGGTTCCGGGCAGCTTGCCAATGGGAACATCAGATGGGATGCAGATGGAAATCCTGAATTTGTCGGGAAAGTGAAGGTTTCCTCACCGTCAGGTTATGAGATAACCATATTTCCTGAAGATGAATATGGAAGACCGTCAATTGATATTCATGATGATGATGGTAATTCGCTTTTGGACATATCTCTTCAATATGGATTGAACGGTATGGTTCCCCGTATTTTTATGAATGACCCTTCCAATAGTGATGTATTGTATTTCCGCCCGGACAGTATGGTTGTCGAGCAAAAAGGAAATGACGGTTATATATATCAGACCCAGATAATGGGAGGACGCATAATTATGGTTAAAGGTTCTGAGATTGTATGGGATCAAAACCAACTGCCTAAATAAAATGAAGTGATATGGAACTTAATACTATTAACAAAACAGGAACTTGGAGTGAAACGGCAGACCGTCTTAACAACAACTTCAGCAAGACCTCCACTGAAGTGGAGAAGGTCAAGCAGAACGCTATACGCAACAAGGGATTGTTTCCCACTCTTGATTCGCTGAAAGCGGCTGTCCCATCTCCAGTTGTGGGCGACTGGGCTGTCGTGGGGGATACCATACCCGGCCCTATATATGATTGCAAGATAAAGGGGAAATGGAGTCCTACAGGAACAACCGGAGGCGGTGGAAGTGTTGACCTTTCCGGCATCTTGACAGCCGAGGAGATAGATGATGTAACATCAATATTATAGTGTATTATGAGAATTAATTATCAGTCCGATTTTAAGATCATAGAGAAGAACTTGAATGGGGATGTGAATACTCCCTTCCGGTTCACTTACCGTACAGTCCTGTCGGGATGTGTTGTTGCGGAGTTTGACGGGCACGGGTACAAGAACTGCCGTAGGCTTGATGATGGTAGTCTGCTGGTCATTTTTGACAGGCATGGACTCCGTCCCGGCACTCTGTCGGTCAAACGCGAATACTATCTTTCTGATGCTGATTTTGCCGATGGTATCTGCAATCTTGTATCGGTGGAGATTACAGGTGTTATCCTCGTTTCCGGCAAGACGGATGAGAGCACAGCGGAGATCATTCCCTATCCGGATTATGCCGCATACAATGCGGTGCAGAGCGTATCTCTGTCAGATCAGGAGTATGATGATGTGCTGAGTGATTTTAAGAGTTAATCAATAATTACATAAAATAACAACAGTCCAAGTTCCGGCGGAACTTAGGCTAAAAACAGGAGATATTATGGCAAAAATGCATAAACTGACGAAGGGCGGACAAACCATATTCCCAGCTACCATCTATGATGCGGTGGTCAATCCCCAAACACGCAAGAGCCTGACAGCGGAAATAGCTGAATTGGAAAGTTCCTTGAATGGTGGTGATACCGGATATATCAAGCTTAATATCCAATCGTGGGTAACAGGCCAGTGGACGGGAGAAGGATCATCATTGACTCATAATGATAACTCTTCTTATAAACGTAATACTGAGGTGAGTACTCTTATTAAAAGAGGCGCAGTTTTAACAATGTATGAAGCCTCCGGAAAACAAGTGAAAATGAATGGTTATGGTATTACATTCAAGTTCAGAGATTCCGCAAAAAACAAGGTAGAATGGAGATGGTATGAATCCGGTAATGGTATCCAGATTGGGAATACTGATGCTGTTGAGATTTATATGACTGTTGCATCATCCGGTATAGAGTCTTTGAACGGGTTTGTAATTAAGGGAGCTTATGTGAAAGGAGCCGGGGATAAAATCAGTGAGCTGACAGAAAATGTGGAATCTTTGGAACGATCTACGGCTGACAATATAGAACATATATCCAATCTTGACGAATCGGTTAATGGTGGCAATATTGGACGCATATATATTAATGAGAATGATCTGGTTACCGGACGCTGGACAGGTGAAGGGAAAAATCTGAAAGCAGATTCGATGGAGGGATATTTGCGAACGAAAGAAATATATGACATAAACTTGAAAGCCGGTGACTTGGTTTCTGTATATGACAAGACTGGAAAACAAGTGAAAGCCAACAGTCTCGGACTGAATATGAAGTTCAAAAACTCGACTAATACATCATCCATCATCTCCTATCAGGACAGCGGTACTTATTACAAGCTCAATGAGGATGCGACGCAGATGGCATTTTTTGGAACTTCGTCGGCCGTTGAAAAGATTACCGGTTACTTTTTCAAAGGATTTCGGGTTAAAGGCTTTGACGAAAAAATCAGTGATGTAGATGAGTCTATTCACAAACATATTAATGATGTAAAAATCACTGATTTTTATCATTCTCTTAAAATACTTTTCATCGGTTCTTCCTTTGGAGTTGACACGATTAATTACGTTGGAGATATAGCGCACAGTTATAATTTTAATATTGTTATCGGCAACCTTTATGTTGGCGCTTCTGGTATTAAGGATTATATAACATTTTATGAGTCCGACCGCAAAATATCCTACTATAAGTGGGGGTTGAATGCCACTGTCTGGGAGAATGGCACCAGTACGGTAAAAGAGGCTTTGTCCGACGAAGCGTGGGATTTTGTGATAATCCAAAACGGAGCATATCAATCCGCAGATGAGTCAACCTATTGGGATCAGGACGAGAAAGGGAATATTACCAAGAACTATGTGAGTCTGTTTGCTGACATCATTGATAGATGTTGCCTGTTCTCGCATCCTGTAATCTGTTTTAACATGACATGGGCGTACAGCGTATATCATACGCTCTCATCATCGCAAGGATCGAAGGACAAGTGGCTGAGTTTCGGTATTAATCAAAAGCAGAGGCAGCTGGGTATGTATACGGAATTGTGTCGCTTGGCTCAAAAGGTATTGCAACATTGCCCGGAAGTAAAATTCGTCATCCCTTCCGGAACAGCCGTACAAAATGCCAGAGGCACGTCTTTAAGGGCCGATACGACCATACAGGGAGTTGTGTCTCAATCCAATCCGGAAACGGGCACTCCTGTTACAACCGTAGTCCCAACCATAGAAGAGGCTGAATCAATGACTGACTTGAATCAGGCTGCGGTAGATTATCCATTCATGGCCGGTAAGGATAATAACTTCATGAACTGGCATTATGGTACAGATTTGAGCAGGGACTGTCTGCACATGACAGAAGGGATCGGAAGATATCTTGTAGGAGGAGCCTTATGGCAGATGATTGGTTATAAACTTAGTCACTTAAACTTCTTAGGAAATACATACCGGACGACTAAGGAAGACAAAACGAATTACAGAATCATAGCGGTTACTGACAGAAGAGCTAATATCGCTCAAAAGTGTGTGATTGCCGCATTGGATAACCCGTATGGGGTTTCAGACATTACGGAATAAAACATATACTTATGATACGAGAACTAATCATCAGAATAATGATCCATCTGTCCGTTGAAGTGCACCCGGATGCGGAATGGTAAAAGTGGAACAGGATATATGGAGCTTAATACAATAAACAAAACAGGAACTTGGAGCGAAACGGCAGACCGCATCAACAGCAACTTTAGTAAGATCTCCATTGAGGTTGAAGAGATAAAGCAGAACGGCGGTGGCGGCAGTGGTGGCGGAGGGGGCGATGTCACTAACGCCGACCATGCCACATCTGCATACACGCTGGATAAGAATACGCCTGTGCTTGACTGGTTCCTTTCCGCATTGAACGATGATGATGCGCAAGGGATCATTAATTACCTCAAAGGTCTTAAGATAGCAGGAAATCTGATAAACCGCATCGTAAAGCAGGGTGACAAGGATGTCACCTACACCGATGAGGATGTGATGAGCGCATTGCGTGTAATGACTGAGATAGAGAACAGTGCGGAGAAGCTGAAAGAGATATTCTTGCGGAAGGACGTGGCGGATTCCACTAAGTACTTGTTATCCTTACTGGGCGGAGTCTTGATTAAGAAATATGCCAAGTTCGGTGATTTCGTTACTGGTGTATCAGGTGGATACATAGACGAAAAGGGCAATCTTGAAATGGAAAGCGGTGTATTTCGTAAGCGTTTGTTTGTTCCTGAAATAGCTTATAACCGTACAACCTATTTCAAAGGACGTATGGTAAACTCCCCCGGTGGTGGTTGTACCGTATTGTCATACGTGGATAACGGCGATGGAACCTACACCATCGCTCCCGATCTGACAGATGCGGACGGATTGAGCCAGTTTGTTGATGACATCCTTACCACCTATTTTGTGACTAAAAATAGCGAAGGCAAACTGAACGGTTTTGAAGAAATGAAATTCCGTGTGACTGCCGCAGATTATACTGCCAAGAAGTTTACTGTCATTCCCCGTCCGGGGCATTCTGACTGGAAACCTGCCGAGCAGATGGTATTGGCACAAACAGGTAACTTTACGGACCCGGAACGTCAGACTTATATACTTATTGATTCAGTCAACGGAAACAACTGTATTACATTCTTTGACAATGCCAACACTTGGGACCCGGAGCCGGCACAGATGAAGAGCTGGTTCGGCAAGAAGAAGGGCATGACTGTTAACGGAATTGATTGCGAGAAATATTCAGCCGTGTTGCAACAGGTCTTATTGACTGGGCTTATCTTTCAGATAGATGAGATAACGGGGAACAAGGTTCGTGTACCTTTGGACAAGGGTGAATGGGTTGCAGGTAAGTACGCCTACTATGACCGGGTGTCACATAACGGGGCTTTGTGGTTGTGTGTTGATGATAACGGAACGACAACCGAACCTTCAGAAGGTAATCCGGCGTGGTTGAAACAAGTGGCCGAAGGAGCGGACGGAGCGACAGGTCCGCAAGGTGTTCCCGGAACGCCGGGAAAGGACGGTGTTACTTACTATACATGGATAAGATACGCCGACAACGCACAGGGCGGAGGTATCAGCAATAATCCTACAGGGAAAGCGTATATCGGATTCGCCTACAACAAGACGAGTGCGGTGGAGAGCAACACCCCTTCCGACTACACATGGAGTGAGATAAAGGGTGAGCAGGGTGTTCCCGGTGCACCCGGAGCGGATGGAAAGACCTATTACACATGGATAGCCTATTCGGACAATGCGGACGGTACGGGCATGTACCAGCAGCCGAAGGATACTACAAAATATATAGGAATCGCAGTAAACAAGGAAACCGCCACAGAGAGTAGCAACCCTTCCGATTATACATGGTCACTGTTCAAAGGTAAGGACGGTGCTGACGGTTTGTCTGTAATAGGTGGCGGTCATTGGGAATCCTCCAAAACCCCGTACAAAGCCAATACAATGGTCACTCTTGCCAATTGTGTCTTTATATCCAAGGTGGAAACCTCCAATCCTCCCATCAGAATATTGCGTGTCAAAGGTGGCAATTTCTTAAGAAAGAAGGACGGTGGTTATTATCTTGCCGGGAAACCTGCTGACTGGGAGGTTAACGAGGATTGGGATATGTTGCTTGACGGGCGTGAGCTAAAAGGCGAGAGCATCACCTTCCTGGGTGAATTTGCCACGGCTCCTGCCAATCCGAAAAACGGTGATTCATACCGTAACACGACTGACCGTGCCACCTACATCTATCAGGACGGAAGATGGCAGCTTATGATATCGGACGGGAAAGACGGTAAGGACTATGAGTATATATACACAAGAGGCAATATCATAGATAATCCTCCCGAAAAGCCTGACAGCCAGCAGAAGGATGATTATATCCCCGAAGGCTGGACGGATAATTATCTTGGTACGGACGCAGACCATCAGGTTGAATGGGGTTGTACACGTTTTAAGGAAAATGGCGTATGGTCTGAGTTCAGTGATCCGGCTGTGGTGCATCGCTGGAGTAAGGACGGGGAGAATGCCATCATGGCGGACTTCGATAACGAGATGGTCAATGCAGCCCTTACTTCAGATGGAAAGGTCGTATCCTCACAGACTTGGAATACAACTGTCAGTA